TCTAGGCCAAGGTATCTAGGAGCAGATACATAACAAAGTTCGCCTAGCGCTGTAACCTTTCTAATTCTTTGTAGAACATCGATAAGCACACTATCGCTAGTAACAGGGGTAGTGCTTATTACTACTACGTTATATGAGCCAACTCCAAATTGATACGGAATTAAATATACCGTACTAACGCTAGTGGCACTTAAAGCAGCGAGTCTTACAGCTGTTTCATTTGCGGCCTCCGCTAGGGTTACAGCCTTGCTTAGCACATAACGATACTCATCATCTTGCTGGGCATCACTACCAGAAGATAGTGTCTCTGTATTAGTAGTTAGTAGACCACTGATCCCTAGATTGTGTGTCTTTAAAACATTTGGCCCAATATTATACCCCTCGCCTGTGTTAATTGCTGCGATAGGTGCAAACACTTGGGTGTCTGAATCTGCGAATCCAACTGAGTCCGTTACTTCATATTGTATGATGCCATCAGATGTACTTACGCGAGTCCCTGCAGGGATAATGTTGGCTAGAGTCCCTATACCTGGCACCGCACCTAGGGTTCCTGTGTTGACATAGAACCGCTGGACATTGCCAGTACTCGTAGCGGTTGAAGCACCTTTACGTGGGCAGTTTAGCATCTCTCCTATATAGTCAAGCTCATTGCCCGAGGCTGTCGATAAATATCTACCTAGCGATGACAGCTCAAGGTTATCATGTACTTCACCTAGCACGGTATTGATAGCTCTTAATAAAGCTTTGGCTATTGTTCCATCATCTAACATGGTGGTGCTGGTATAGTTTTGTAGCATCTCGTTTGTGGACTGATTGAGGCTACTAACTGTTCTAAATGCGAGTGGCATATCTACTCCGTTTCGACCAATTCGATGCCATTGTTGTTAAGGTCAAACTTCAACAGGATATCAACAGACCCTTCTATGGCGTTATAGATTGTTAGCTTAATTAATATATCCGTAGATGAAATGGGTACAACATCTACATTGAGATCATCTGCCCGGAAAAGATTCCTGGAGGTTAGAGCTCTGATAACTTCCCGGCGAATTAGGTCCCCAGTTTCTCTTGTGTTATTTTCACCTATATAACTTTCTAGAGTAGAACCTATTTCTGGATATGCATCAAAGTCGTTGAATTCTGTAAGCAGGCATAACAACACATGCTGGACGATAGTCCTGTTAATATCTGCTACTAGCAGATCTCCATTGGAGTCATTAACTAGGTCGCCGTCGTCCGTGATTTGGATGTCACGTTGTGAGTAAGTGCCTGGCATTGATTGGCCCTCAATATATTATTTTAACGTGTTTGTCACTAACTATATAGGTCTTTTATCATTTCTTCTATCCCTGCAATTAGATTCTTGCCAGGGATGGAAAATATCAGTGTCGGGATTGGTGTAATTGCTGTAGATGGGATCATAAATTGCATCATTGGATTAAGTCTCCACATCCCACCTATTCTTGTTTCTCCAATAGGACATGTAATATTGAGTTGTCCCGCTATAGTAACTCCGGCGGTTTTGTCAACCTCTATACCGACATTAGCGTCAGCAGCGATTCTCGCTCTTTGTTCGGCAGCCATTAGATGACCGGTAGGTATATCTCTAGCATCCTCTGGAAACTGCAGTATTAATGGTGAATTTGTATTGGGCCTAGTTGGTGGAAGCTGGGGTTTTATAACTACCATATTGTCATGAACGTGATTTTTATTATTAGCTTTTTCATCTAGCGATAGTGTATCATTTTCATCAATAGCTAGTTTACCAACTACAGGAACCTCTATGTTCCTGCCAGCTCCTCCAAACATGGCTGTATTCCCATTAAAGGATATATCTGCATCCAAATTATCAGATACGTCGATAAGTAGAACTGCCATTGGGTTTTTAATATCTCCAAAAAGTATACCATTGTATCTATTAACATTAAGTGGCCCAGCTACATTGGGCGTATTAATAATCCTAGTGGTTACTACTTCTTGTAAATCAAATGACTTTACTGTAGCAAAAGTATTATCTGCACTTATGCTAAGAATCTGTACGGCATGAATACCGATATTGCGCATAGTATCAAGTTTGGCAGCCATTTGAGTGGCTTGTTTGAGATTCATTTTGTTACCTTGTGAAGTCTAATTCTGTAGCTAACAGCTTACTATAGCTAACTATGGTTTTTAATGAATGCATAAAGCGCAGAACTTCATTTTCTACAATATGAAGCAGGTCACCATCTCGATTTAGTCCTTCGAGACCTGCAGTAAATGGCTCATTGTTTACTGCTAGCGGTGTTATCTTAATAGGACAAGCATAGTTAGCATCATCTCTGCCTGCCATAAACTCATAGGTGCCAAGCGTTCCACCTATCATTAAGGCCATTAGAAGTTTAAACTTTCCAGCTATAGCGAGGGGGCCCAGCTGCTTCTTGGCCTGGTTGGTTAATGTTAGCGCCATGGCTTTGGCATGGCGTCCGATACCAACTATTTTATTTTTATCTAGCAATACACCAATTTCGTCCAATATCTTTATCTTATCGTCAGAAAGTTTAGAGGTATGATTAGCGGCTTGGGCATATATGTCCTCTAGGGCACTATTCAGTTTTTCTGGCGATATGCGTTTATACAATGTTTGAAGAACTTTATCATCCATAGCCATGCCACGTGTTGGCATACCATGTGTTCCCTCAAGCACGTTTCTATCTACGAGCTCACGCTTTAATTTTTTTTCGCTTGAGAAACCTAGAGCTTTAGCATAACTATCGGATTTAGTATTACCAAGAATATTACTCTTATTAAGTTTACTTATTGATTTGGCAACTCCTGCTACCTCTTTATTCTTAAGAGCTTTTGTTGTTTTAAATATTTCGTCAGCAAATGTTCTCGCTTTTGTCCAGACCTTAGGAAGACCCTCTTTCAGGGTTTGTGATGGCGAAAAAGCAAGTTTCGGCCCTAGCTTAGCTAGCCATCCTAGTCCCTTAACTGCTTTAACAGGTCTTAGCAGAGCAAATATTGGTATCAAAGATGCTACATCGAAAAGGGTTTCAACGATAGCTGTGGGACTTAAAGCTACCCCAAGTGGTTCGACCATTGCGTGCGGCTCAATAATCGTAATAAATCCTGTTTCAGCCGACATGAGGTGTGTAACGCTTTTTACTTCTATTGGTCCCATCATATTGGTATTATCGTCAAACAGGTATACAATGTCATATTGCTTAATACTGGGATCGCCCAATATAACGACTTGGCCGGCATACATATTGCGGATGCCCTCGGCCAGAATAGATGTAGACATATTTCTGGCCTGGGTAATAGTTTTAACGTTTTGGGCCGTAGTAGTAAGTTCTCTGGTAATTTCATTAGCTAAAGTGTTGCCAGCTTTAATTGTGAAGTCTGTATTGGATGCCGTAAAGGGTAAGACAATGGGTAGATCTAGCTTTATAAATGCCGGCAAATAAATATTGGTCAGTGTTGGGTTATGTCTCTCATATTTTAGTCTAACTTTATTCCACATATTGCTAAAGGAGGTTTTAATTTGGTTATTAACTATATGCTCATAACTGTTAATGAGATGATATTCTCTAAAGTGTTTTTTGTTGGGTGCTTGGCTGCATCGAATTAACGCTGCTTGATCATCTGTCCCAGCAAAAGCTAATTTATCCATAATAATCTGACGCAGTTTGGCGTGCGTTTTTAGATGCGTCGTTATGAGTCTTTTTGGATCTATGGATTTCCAATCTTCAGGTGTAAGATTTAAAATAGAACCCAGTGATTTACCTGCCATATGCGGATCATCAATCAAAACTAAATCTGCTCTATTGCCACGACCTTCTAGTGTGTCTAGTCTACTCGCTATATCTCGTATGGCTTTAGCTACGTTAAACCATGCTATAGCTACATACAGCGAATCAATACCATAGAATCGTTGTATGTCTGCCGCAACCTTATACATGCCTTCTGGTTTTTCTATACTGCGCGCAGTATCTTCAACAAGTTTTTCCTGGAGGATATCAGCTTTTGATTGGTCCTCAAAGAACACCTTGGCCTCTGTAAACCTAGCAACCGGGGAAGCATAAAGCTTTGAAAGAGGAATATAGTCTTGGTATACGACATTTTCGTTAGTAAGCTTGAGGGTCTCAAAATTATGCATATGATAATGCATTTTTGCCTGGGAGATAGGACTCATCCCAGCTTCTTTTACAGAGGCGGGTTCTCCGGTATTGAGTGTTCCCAAAAATCTTTCTATGTTCCCGGATGCTGGGTCACTAGCTAACCCAAGCAATATTTCAATGTATTTACAATACTCTGTTGCGTAAAAATACAGGTATCGGTCAATTTCTGTGTATTTTTTATTGGTATATAGATCGATACATCTATCAAGTATTTTTTGGTCTAGTCTTTGTTCTAGTTCGTTTCTTACATATAGCCATTGTAGCTGATTGATGTTTTCCGTATTTTTATTTGTGTAAGTTCTCTCGCTAGCCTGAGATGTTTTAGCTGATCCACTAATCGGCTTGGACGCACCAAGATCATGAGTATATTGATACATGGCGTCTGGTCTTCCAAAGAAAATTGTTTCTCTGTCATCATAAGGCACTGTGGTACAAATATAGCCGGGATGTGCAGCGGCAATATCCTGGAGGACATCCCAGGTTGTCATGTTTTCAGTACTATACGCCTGAAGAGCTGCCTGAAATCCTTGTTGTGTAAGTTCATTTATGTAAATATTGTCATCAAAAGCATTGGCTTCCACACTTCCAAGCAGAGTACCATCTGGGGTAGTACTTGCTCCTAAAAATTTACCCAGATGTTTAATGTTGGGATTCATTAATACCTTCCAGATTAGTGTCTTGGGTGGCATTACTGTCCCGAACAACCAACCAACGCTGGCATCTGTTAGAAGTTCAGCGCCATAGCTATGCCCGACCACTACCACTTGATTGTCAGACATATCAACATCAGATATATATCCATTAAATACTATAGGAAGACTGCCACTGCTAGGAGAATATCCTAGACGTAATTGGACTTGTGTTCCAGCTCTAAGAAATAGTTTGCGGATGGGTACTTTTTGTTCTTCCTTCAGATATTCTGTATCTGTCTGAGTTTGTGGCGTATTGCCTTTAATGGCTTTAGTGGCTAAATCTCCAGCTCTTTTAACTGTCCCATTGCTTAGCTTAACACCAGCTATGGGGGTTTCTGCTGGTGTTGCCGTTGTTAATATGGCATCATTTGAGTTTATATCCTCGGGCTTTAATGATCTTTGGGCACGAAGAACAGCTAAGTCTGTTAGGCAATTATTATAGTTATTTAGCACAAGATGCATAACAGCACCCGGGGAAGCCTTGTCCCTATAAACCTTGATGCTATCCGCTCCTTTAAAATCAAAGTACTGATCAAATAAAAACCATTCAGGCTTATTTTCTACTCTGAAATATAATTTATAGGTTGGGAAAGCTCTATCTAGATTATAGTATTGGTCATTATTATATACACTGTTATACCCCGCCTCAATGATATTGGATAAGTCGGCCTCTATACTGGGGTTATAATCTTTAAATGTGGCTCTCCATAGCCGTCCTTCCCGTAAGTGTTCTGTAACGGCTTGTCGAGAGGTCTCGTTGGAATTGGCTACGGCTTGGGGTAGGGTTTCATTATAGTCTACTAAATCGCCATTTCCTATTAATTGCAAATTTGTAGTTCCAAACTTAATATTGTTATTAATGAGTTGTTTTTCTAATTCTTCTCTGCGCTTTTTTTCTTCCTTCTTATTGCCATTGTTTGATTTAGCCTGTGGAGTAACCAGCTCTGGGGTTAAATAACCTATTGCGCGCAAGCTTTCAGTTGATGCTGTGGCATTAGGCATAGCTGACCCGTACGTATGCGTGCTACTACCGAGCTCCTTGCTAACTTTACTAGTGATGTCAGTTATCCGCTCGGATTGCTTTTCTTTAGAAGCCAGTCCTTCATCATCGGCAAGCGACGTAGGGGATACCCTGGAGCTTTTCTGTATATAAAATGTTGGGGAAAGGAATGTATGAGGGAAGGAAGATAGTTTTTTACCAGTACTATCTTTTGGCCAGTACTCATATGGAACACCCATGTCTGGGTAATTAGTGAAATACTTTTCTACCTGGAATTCAATACTAGAGGGATCCTCGGTCGGGCATAAAGCTTTACGCAACATAATGGCATTAGCTCTATGTGTTGGCGAGGAGGCTTTTTTATACATGAGATTGAGTTCCCACTCTAATAGTAGAGGACATCTCATGAGATAGTCCAGGCGATGCTGAAAGGTTTGCATTAAAACCTCTACTGCACCATTACGAGCACTTTTACCTTTACTGCGCAACCATTGTCTAAAACCCCTGAAGTATTCTTCTTCCGATACCCCATCACCTGTTTTTAAAATTTCGTTACTATAATAAGTACCGCTGTCTTGTTTTGTAAAAATATAAAAGTTATTTCCATTGAAAGTATTAGCCGCAACTTTTAAACCTGTATCTTCAAAGTTAATAGCGCCATATATAGCTGTATTTTTGGTGTCTGCTACTTTGCCTGTCATGGCACGCCATATGGAGTTATAGGAGTTGGATACTCGCATATACTCGCTTGGAATACCAGCATTACTATTATTATTGGTAAAAAATGCATCTGCCGCATGCAATCCACTTTCCACCATATGCTTAACAACAGAAGCCGGGTCAGTAAGAGCCACAATAGCTGCTTTTAGCGGATCGTTCATTACTACGCTTCTGCTAGCAGCCTCATGTTGAGTGTCAGATTGGTAGAATCCTACATAGGAAGGCCATAGTGGGCTATTTTGAAACATTAAGCCTTTGTTGTTTTTAAATTCATCTTTAAACTCATCAATGAACTTATCTCTGCACGTTTTCAACATTAGTGGAATTATTACTGCGCGCACATATGATACGTCTCTTGACCGGCCAGTGCCACCATATATGTATCTATGTGTATGGGAATCAACAGATTGACTATATTCCCAATTGGAGTATGCATCCAGGATTAAAGCTATGAGTTTACGTTTAAGATCTTTTTCACCTTGGGGTGGTCTATCCAGGATACGTAGAACATCACCCTGTTCTTTCATGGTTATATTAACTATATAGGTTCCCGGATTGTCTTCCACTGTCTGTATATCTATATTGCCCCAGCTAATATTAAAAGTTCCGTTTAAATTTGGTATATCAGATTCCAGATATACTAGATCCCATCCCCATTTTTTATGGACGCTACGAGCTGCAGACTCAATAGCACTGTCTACACCCTTAAGTGCCTCTAGCCATTCCTCGCTTTGTGTAGCAATAGTTACCGTCACGGAACTCTCTGCTCCACCAAGATATTGCACTGTTGGAACATGAGAAGAAGCGATAGGTAATACGCTGGCTGGAATCTGTCTTTGCACGCTTTGCTGTAGTATTTGTTTGGAGCTATCTGTAAATATTTGGAATTTCTTTACATATTTGCCACCAACGTTTGATGCTGGCAGATTCAGAAGAGCTGTTTCATTGTCCTCTACAAGCTTATGAAAAGATTTTGTGGCTTCTTGGGAATTGGTTTTATTTAACCATTCTAGGATATCTAGTCTTGCTTCCTTTTCTGTCCAAATCCATCTACCGGTTCTATTGCTTCGATATCCCCCAAGCCTAGTATCTAGCGCTACGCTTACGCCCCAGGTATGATAACCTATTGTCATGTTGCTTCCAACATAATTACCTGCGCGATCCGGTAGACGTATGCATTTACCGTTCTGAAGTACTTGAAGCCTATTGTTGTGCGTATAGCGGCCACTGAACCAACCGGGACTTAATTCGCTGTCCAGGCCCTCGCCCGCAAACATAAAGTCACCAACATAATTCCAGGGCTTAATGATATCGCTATAGAAGTCTATAAAAAGATTACTTTTTTCTGGACTTGCAACAGGTTTTATATTTAAGATAGGTCTTTTGTGTTCGTCTACACCCTCAAAGACAGCATTTAAATAGGTCATTTCTCGCACATACGGTGCATGGTTAAAGACCATGCAGTTAATACGCAGCATGAGTGTATCTGGCAGGTCTGTCATTGTGGATATATGATACCCAGTTACCATAATCGGGATATCAGAATCTTGTTCGTAATAGACTAGCTTTTGGAGGGTTTTATTATAGACTGACTGGATGGGATTACGCCGGATCATGGCAAGGATAGGAGCTAGTTGCTTTTCAATAGCATACCATCCGGAGAACACTAGATCAATGTTAAAGGAAGCTAGGCCTCTGCCCGTTTTGCGATAGTTTGGGCTTTGCTGACGCATAGTCCAGGATATCTGCTCACCTTTGATATCTGAGAATTGTATGGCGAGCGGTGGCACCATAAGCCAGATAGAGCCAAATCTAAAGGCTCCATTCGCAGTCTTATAGGTATCAAATTGCTCTATACCATATATTCTTTCTGTTTCCATAAACTAACTTATCCTTAACGCAATTGGCGCATTGCTTCTCTATTAAAGATTCGCCCGTAATCTGTCATGTTGGAATCATCGGATATATATACTTGGCTTGAGGTGGGAATGGCCGTATTGGCCGCAATACTATCGGACAAGTTCACATAGTGCTCTCTAGATCGTTTATGAGTATCCCTTACTCTTATTTTAACGTTATGTTGCTGGTTTGTCATTGCCTTGATTCTGGTTTCATGCCGTTGTGGAACAATAGGAGCAGCGCTATTCTCTTGATAATATGCTCGTTGGTCCACTGGATTTTGGTCTGGCCTGGCAATCATTACACCAGGTTTTCTGAAGGCCGCCATTAAACCAGCAACTCCAACAGCTCCTAGTGCCACTGTTCCCCAACCTCGACCTTCTTTTAGTCCTTTTACAAACTTACCCACTCCCTCACCGACTACACTCTTGAATTTACTACTTGCTGTTTCAGCATTTTGTTGCCCCACTTGTTCGGCCGCATTTTGAAAAGCTGAGGCTCTATCTCGTATAACGCCGGCATCGTATAGATGATCAATTATAGTTTTGGGAGTTTTAAATCTACTTCTTGCGTTTTGCTGAAATACACCAGCAGACATCTCTGTTAGAGATGCTCTTCCTTTGCGTCTAGATATTCCATGTATTAACTCGATATTGGGTATTTGGTTCTTCATGCTTTGTACGGTAGAGATTAAATCACTTGCCATCCTTTTACTTGCGGCATTATTTTTTAATCCTAATCCACTCATAAGATCATTAAGATCTCCTGGCCCAAGTTTAGGTTTGTTCATAATTGCCATGGGATCAATATCAAGAAATCTCATTAGAGCTGGACCCTTAAGACGCTTAAGGTCAATACCTGATTTTTCACCTGCCCTAAATAAAGTAAGAGCTGCTCTATGATATTGTTGTAGATCACGACCATTTTTTGCTAGTTCCGGGCCGTGTGCCATAATGGATTCTGCTAGATTATATAGGGAACCGATAGAAGACTGTTTGCGCATTAACGCTTTGCCTACTACCTCTGCACTAAATTCGCTTGTTGACGCGCGCTTAAGAATAGCCTGAGTTGTAATGGTAGATGGTACCATCCCGCCTATTTTAAAGTTGCGATAGCCTTTGCGATGCTGCAGATATGCTTCTTGTTGGACAGCACGCTCATGTATGTCGATTCTAATATCATCAGAGTCTCGATCTACCCCAATATTCCATCCAGGTTTATCCCCATAACCTTCATAGACGGAGGACACACCCATTACGTATTTGCGTTGTTTAGCTAAAGCTAGATCTTGTAAATCATCCCATAGAGCTACTCGTGTTGGGGCATAACCACTAGGTTGTTGAGGAGGTCTTGTTAGGTAAGTGTAATAGCCACGCTTGAGTATTTGCCTGACCTTAATTTCTTTTTCAGCTGGAGTAAGCCCTTCAAGTTTGTCTGCCATTAGATACTGGGCTCGTTTCATATCCATCACTGTCCAGCCAGTAGCTATGCGTTTCCCAGAACCTGTTTTATATACTTTATTAAGTTGTATTTCTTGTTCAGGTGTTAAAAACCCGGCTTTTCCTCGAACACCCATTACCGAAGATTTGAATACATTGCGCTCAAAAAGATGTCCTTTGCCAGACAGGTTAGCAAATTCATCAGCATAACGCTGAAGAGCTGTATCTATTGGTCCATTATCTCTGATAGCCCTTAGAAGACCAAGACCTGCTTTGTTGAATGCACTGGCATATGCAGTTTTGGCTGTGCGATCTGCATAAGACAGCCCAGTAGCTCCAGAACTTAGAAAACCAATCTTATTAAGAGCTATATTATTCGCACCGACTTTAAGACTAACGGTTTTTGGTAGATTTACAAAAAAAGCTTGGTCTACCTCAGGCGTGAATAGTGCAGCGCCCTTTAGGCCAGTGAATAGACCATTCTTTACTCTGATATTAGAAGATAGCTTAAATTCTTGGCTTAATGGATTTAGCTCAGCAAACTGAGATCCTAAATCACTTTGTCCAGTGAGAAGACCTAGAAGATCACAGTATTGCGCGCCATATTTGTTGGAGGCGATTCTGTTGGTAATTTCTTTGGCCAGAGCTGGTCTTTTAGCTAATAAGGCGGCTCCGATATCGGCTCTGCCTACTGTGCCCACTCTACCAATGCCTCTATATGTACCACTTACCCCTGAAACAAGAGGTTGGGCATACAGCCATCGTGTATTCCCTGGATCTCCTGTTTTAGCCATTAAAGCTTTAGTGGCAGCAACAGAAGCTACCCATTGCCCTGGAATTCTAATACCCAGTGGCATAGTAGCGAGTTTTAAGGCTTTAGCTCTAGATAGTTTTCCCTTAACATCGTTGTTTACAAGACTTGCAATAAAATCTTGTCTTTCTAATAGATCATTTCTAGAGGGAGCACTACTAAGATATTCTTTGGCCATTGACTGGAATAGAGTTTTAATTTCTCGGGGATCTGCCTTTTCCCCCTTGCCTACCTTAAAGTGTGGGAACAACACATCAATTCCGGCTGCTTGTTCAGCTGTCATTCCCGGGCTAGCATTTCTTACTAACTCATTAAATGCTTTGTCTTTAATAACTTCAGCTGTGGTTTTTTGATCAGCTAATAGAAATTTAGTACCTGGTCTCCATGGTTCCCTGATGGCAGCCTGGACTCTAATTTTATCTTTATCTAAAGACTTCATGCCAAGGAAATTATATTTATCGCGACTTAGCCGTAGTCCACTTCGTGTCATGATCCTTTCTTGCTCTTGAGGACTCATGGAAGAAATAGAGGCAAGAAGATCTTGGGTGTCTACACGGGCATTGCGTATGGCGAGTAAATCTTTTCTAGATGCTACTTGACCAGAACGCACACGGCCTAAAAGAGCAGTAGCTTGTTCTTCTCCCAGGTTCGTAGCAAGAGCCTTTTGACTTATGGTCATCTGTACGTCACGGAAAGACATCTTCCCGCGCATAGCACTTTCTTTGAAAATGGCTCCTGTGCCGGCAGTGTGGACACTGGTAGGGTCTACTAGTAATCCGCGCGTCCAATAACCGGTACGCATTCTAGCTGTAGGAGATGTGCTTCTGCTCAGACTTCTAAATCTTGCATCTTCATGCGTAGTAAATACAGGAGAATCACCACCCGCAACAGCCATTACATCAGCAAGGGTAGTATATTTACGAATACTCTGGAGATTGCCTAACCCTCCCATGAGGGTGGACGCACCAGATCCAGAATATATGAATTTTTCGGCCTTACCTGGAAGTAGTGTAAGGTTTTTAGCAGCTATACCTTGGACCCACTGGTCTTGATACGCTTGCAGTTTTTTACCTGTTAGCGTAGAGGCCTTGGCTCTGGCATCTAAATCCAGAACGGATTGTGAGTATACATACTGGTTGCCAACCCCGATGGTATGTACTGGAGGCATTGATAGTAGAGTCTGACGCCAGCTAGACCCAAATTCGTCTAGGGTTTTAAGTTTTTCAGAAACAGATTTACGGCTAGATGCTATGCGGTTTATTGTACCAACGGCATATGCCGAGATAGAAAGAGGGCCTTCTGGAGAAGCTATACGTAAACCAGCTCTGCGTACTGTGCCAAGCTCGAACTGTTGGAGCTTATTTGTTGCTGGGATGAATACCTGTGATCCCTCAAATCCTTTCCAGTTTGAGGCTCGTCTTTCCCAGGCACCAGACGTAGGACTATAAGCGTATCCTGCTTGATCCAGGAAAGCCTTGGCTTGGTCTGAAAGTCCTTTTGGTATATAACTATCTGACATGGCCGGCGCTCATCATTTGGGATAGGTGTGTTTTAACATATTCAGTTGCTTCGGGTTCTGTAGCATGTTTTACATCAAACGATACGCTTAAACTAGGATCACCTTTATAGGATAACACGGCTGCGTCCATATCTTCTACCGTATAATTATCGTAACCTGCACCACTCATAACTTGTCTAATGACAGTGCTAATATTGCCTCTATTGGCTCCTGTATCAAATGGGTTGATATATGGAACATAGGGTTTATATTTAAGTTTACGCTCGTCGGATTCCCATAAATTAAAGTCATGTATATCTAGGGCTTCTTGGCGTACTGTTTTTAATTTAACATCATCCAAATTAACTGCTGGATGCCATCCTGCCCAGTTTTGTCTAGGTAATGCTTTATCTTCAAAATATTCATTAAGGTCTGGATTTTTTTCTACATCCATACCCCATTTTGCTTCAAGGAATCGCCGCATCCCAAGAGGGGTAATCGCAAGAATTTTCTCTCTGTCCTTAGCGGGAGCATTCATAAGACCTGTAAAGTAGTCGCGCTGCTTTGTAGGCAAGGCTCTCATTATATTGGCCATGTCACCATGCGGATCTGCACCATACATGGTGGATTGCCACTTGCGTCTTAATGCTAATGCTGCTCCAGTAAACCCTCCTTGAGCCATACGAAGGACTTCATCTTCTGTGTACTTCTGCCCCTGGAAAGATTCAACTTGGGCTTTAATAGCTGCCCGCTCTTCTTTAATATCTTGGTTTAATGGACTTTTAAGCATCTGAAGCGTAAGATTACCATATTGCTTTTTGAGTTTTTTAGTAACGGCCCGGCGCTGCTTCTGAGACATTTCAACGCCACCAACTAAGGCTTCAGGATCTATTCCCTCTTCATCAATAGCTCTAGAGCGAGCATATTTATACATACCTTGATATTTTAAATACTCGAGGATGTCGTAGTATTGCTCAATTTCCCACTCTTTTTTTCTGTATTGTGGCACATAGTTTTTGCCACCCTGCAATGACCCAGCGATAGATAAGTTAGCTCCACCAATAGCTCCGGCTGCCGCCATCAACATGCGCATATTCGGTGTTGCACCAAATAATCCAGCACCTATTGCGCCAGTCCCAGCGGCAGAAATAATGTCTCTACTCTTCATTTTTTCTACCCATGGGTTGATTAAATCCCTGGGTAGGTTGCTCCAACTTACAGACTCACGGCCGTATACTTGTGTACGTTGCCATGATTCTAGAGGTGTCCTTTCATTTAAGAACTTGGAGTGAAAGGGTGTATCTAGGTGAGAGAATGTTTCCCATGCCGTGGCCGCAGTTCTTTCTAGCGGATTATATCTAACTTCCATATTCAGCGGATCATAGGTAGCTCCGGGTCCAGTCCTGCGATATTCGGCATCACCGCTTTGCAATAGTTGCCTATTAAGACCCTCTACAATAACAGGAGTAGTTGGAACTACGGTGCTACGCTTGGTAGCTGGGTCTGAAAGTCTTGTTATATCTACAGAAGCGCCCGAATACAAAACATTAGATAAATGAGCATTTTCATCATTGATATTTTTTAAGCCAGCTAGCTGGAATATCCCATTTTCGCCAGCTACAGTAAATTTACCCTTGCCAAGGTATTGGCTTACAGTGACAGTTTCTTTTTCTGTTTCTCCTGCAGTAAATCTACGATCTTCAAACTCATATCGTTTTTTTCTAGATGATACTTGTTTGCGTATTTCTTTCCTCATTTCTTCTTCTTCAGGAGTTAGCATTCCAGCTTTGGACATGGCCATGATCTGTTCGGCCTGAAACTTGAATTCATTACTATAGGGAGCAACATCAGCCAGGATGCGATATTTATCTACTGGTCCATATTGGTTCCCATAGAATTTTTCATATCCACTTCCGGGCAATCTAATTTCTCCAAATGGAATTGAACTATAAGGATCGCCTTCTTTATAGTTCTGGAAGTAATTGGAGCCAGGTAACCATTGAGGCATGGTGTTGGGTATCGTATTGATGAGTTCGTTCTCGCGTCGTCTGTGTGGCAAGAAGCGGCGGAAGAGCTCGGTCTGTCCTGCTAGACCCCCCAATGAAAGATCCCAATAACTTCTTTCTGCGCCACTTATTCTTGCGGCTGATTCTAGCTGAGGACCAACAAAGGGAGTTTCTTCTCCAATGAGTTGCTTCATAATGGTGTTAGTTGCAAAACCATAAATGCCGGCATATTCTGTAGCTCTGTAGAATTGTTCGCCCATTCTACTTTGCATATCAAGCGGCATGCCTGGTATGGGAGTAGTTCCTCCTAGGCCTGGGTATATGGTATCTTCTATATTGCTTGCCCCACCACCAAATGCTACTCCTCCTCCCAGCGAGCCGGCACCACCTTGGCTAGAGCCCCCTATTCCTGCACCAGGACCGCCTCCTGTGCCCCCATTACCCATTCCAGGCCCAGTTCCATATGCTGAAGTACCCCATTCTCCAGGATGCATCATCATGGGCCTGGCAAACCAGCCAGCTATAGATGGGCCGATAAACGGGACTTCTTCAAACGGAGATGTAACTATCGGGTAGGGTCTATCGCGATAATGTTTTTTAGCCCAGTGGTATGGATCTCCCCAGTTTGACCAATATTCCATTTCTGATCCATACATAACATCCGTATACTGGTACCTTGACATGAGTCGTTGATACCAGTTGGGCACATATGTTTGTATTCTTCCTCCTGCAAAACTAGAGCCACCAAAACCCCACCATCTTCCAGATCTAATTGGTACATTTTTATCACCAAAGTATTCGGCGCGAGTATCTTCGCTTGTTTTAGTGATATCAGTAGGTCCGCCCAAGAAAGCAGAGAGAGCAACACCTTTCATAAATCCAGTGGGGCCGTGTTGCATGCCAGCGGCTAGAGGTATGCCAAACCCACGTAGAAGAGACGAAGCCGGAGATGTCATAGAGCCTGGCATGAGCTCTTCAAGATATTGTGCTGTTTGTGTGATACCTAATTTATCTCTTAGCCAGGATGCGCCAGTTAAGCCACCCGCAATTGCGCTAGCTCCTATCTCTTTGGGACCTATTCCAAATAAGGCATTTGAGACATCGTTGGTGCCTTTAAGCATTTCCCACGATAGATATAGCGGAAGGAATCTCTTAAGGACCATTTTCCAAACAACATCGGAGGCTGATTGTGTTGTTCTTGGATTGAATCCTCCCAAGCCTATTGACTCAGTTAGTGCGTTAATGCGGTTGGCCATCCAAAAAGAACCAGTACCTAGTACGTCGGAATGGGGCAAGAATGCAAAATCGCTTCGTCCCCTTTGACGTCCTCGACCAAAAGCACTCATTGATTTGTCGAGCCGGTATTTATTTTTGGTCATTCTCTGCACTTCTTCAGCATCAAATGCAGAAGACCAGGATTCTTTTAATGCGGAGATTACACCCTTGCGACCGCGCTTTTCTTTTATGGCGGCACCCACAGAAGCCCACACTGAGGGATGTTCGCTATAGCGTGAACCGAGCTCGAAAAAGTCTAGTGTTTTTTCAATAATACCTTTGGGTTCTTTAACAAAGGCATTACCCAGACTCACTGTACCCTTTGGTCCTTGACGGTTCATACCTACGTGATAGCGTTGTCTAAGGATACTGCCCAGAACAGTTTCTTTAAAGAAATCGGGATGGCCTTTTTCTTTGAGCCATGTTCCAGTTCTAAGCGCCATTCCGCCTTGTGTAACTTTATCTCCGCTTAGGGCATCGTATAATTTTCCTCCATAGTAAATTCCACCCTTAATCCCTAACTTATCTTTTGGATCTTTGCCATATGGCATTAGTGGCTTGAAGAAATGTACTTTATCATACTGCTTTCGTATATCACTAAACTCTTTGGGTCTAAAGAAGGTAACTGGATTAAATCCAACAAAGGGTAGTTTGATGTTCTTTTCAAACCACAGGACTGAGTTCCAGAACGTGTTGCTTAAGCTATATTGACTAAGATTGATAATGCGCTTAGCGCGTTCATCATAATAGACGCCCTTGCCTAGGCCTATATCGCTAAGTTTAGCACCTTGTCTTGATAACTCAAAAACTCTATCTTTTAGGATGCCCGCTTGAGAGGCATCATGAAGTGTTGCAGGCCTTAAACCATTGATAGCTGTTCTATTTTGGATTGCGAATTTAGAATGTATTGACTCTAAAATATCAGCAGACACTTTACGTCTTACATCAGAACTTAACTCAGCGTGATATTGTACTTGGTTAAAAGCATTTATGGCTGAACTGACCGGGAACTTATAGAGTTGACTCTCGCCAGAGCCATACTTTATTTCTGCTTCACGTAGATTGCGTGCTAGTTTTCCAGCTAATGCCGCAGGAGAACCCCAATGTGCATCTTCAGCTATGCCTTCTAGAGCTTCACCTAGGGGTCGTCCAAATTTAGTAAAGCGCTCCATGGCTCGTGCCGTATAAGGCATCATGCCACGACCACCAAAGTAGGCCGCACCTACACCAGCAGCATATTTCAAATATGTGGGTATATCATTAAGGCGGGTATTACCAGTAAGAGATGTTGCATCTCTATAGTCAGACATATTTTTGGCTACAGCATATCCACCCAGAATGCCTGCTATACCCATTAATGGGGCAGCATATGCATTGCGAGGTCCAAGACGTTGTGCATCCCACATAGCAGCCATGACGCCAGCAGTGGTTAAACCAGCCACTAAGCCTCGGGCTGAAGCAGAACGTCCATCATCAATTTCTCTATTAGGAACAGGGCGTATGGATGTGCGAGAGCCTAGAAAGGCTCCAGCTGCTATGGACGAGATAGCCCAAGCACCTTTAGTTGAAAGCATATTTATCCAAGAATACTGCTATTTTTTTGTGTAGGGGTTTCCCCAAATCCGGGGAATTGCATGCCTAGTATTTCTTCTGATAGAGCTAGCATATAAGCAAGTTGCCGGTAATTCATGTCTTGAATTTGCTTAATAGTATAAACGGGCATTGCCTTGCTAATAAAAGCTATTACTTGTTCTTTTACTAAACCTTTGACGGATTCTCTTTGAGCTTGCAGTTCTTGAGTAAACATCTCTATATTTTCAAAACCAGAGAGTTCTGTAATTTCTGCCACTAGTGGTTTTGCGGATCCAGCAAACTCAAACAGTGCATCAAGTTGTTCTTCGGTTGGCGTTGGTATAATAGCTGATTTAAGTGCAAACTCTTCCGCGTCATATGTAAGCTTATCTATAGATGGAGAACCATTATTGAGTTTAACAAACTTATCATACTCCGTCATAGATAGACGGCGCAGGTATACTGGCGCGGACTGAGCATTTATAACCTCACCATATTCCCTGGTGAGTTCCGATATGTCAGGCATGTATGTCTCCAAATAAAAAGGGGACTAGGATATACCTAGCCCCCTCTATAGACTACTCAAGGAATTAGAGCTCTTCGATCTTGAACTGGTCAGTGAAACCAGATACTTCCATGATTGTCTGAGCTAGACTAGGCATAAACCCTGCCGGAGATGTAGCCCAGTAAGTTTGGTCTGAAATTACTGGCCACACGAGTCCTGCTGCAACTATCTTTTCCTCTTGAGCTACAGAAGCCAACTGCGGATCATTAGGATTGGCCCGCATGATCTCCTGTACTTCGCGCAGGATATTGCGATGCTCAAACCTTTTAAGCCGCCTTACGATAAAAACATCTGACTCAGAAAAAGCGACCTTGAAACACTTGCCGTTCTTTTTCTGTAATTCATCGAGCTCTTCCTTGGTAGGACCGCCCACAACTTTATCTTCTGCCATTTCTATTTCTCCTTAATAATTTCCTTAACGAGTTAACGTTATAGGATCAGAATTTTGCGCAGTTCTTGTTAGAGGAGTATTTACTGAACGCGCTAAGAAAGTAAATACTTCCTGGACTGGTTCTCCAGTCGGTGCATATTGCATGGAGTGACCAGTAATACTTACACCCGAGATAGTGCGCATCGTGTGTAGGGATCTTTCTGTTTCTGCATGCAGATATCTATTGCGAGTATCAAAAGCTCCAAAATATACGACTATATCAAATAGCGGCAAGTTATCAGAAGCGACAACTTCTGTGGTTTTGTTGGGTCCCCAGAAATAGTTTTTAAACAACTCCATTTTAGTGGCATCTGATGCTTGGTCTATGGCCGCAATTTGATTATCCGACAGCTTGGAGGGGTCCTGAATTTTTAATTCCTCTAGGGCCGTTGGATCATCCCTTAATGCATTAATATACTCCTGAAGCTTCCCTTCGTCAATACTAGTGGGGGACATATCTTTGGTTTTATCCAAATAGGCGCTTATTACCATGTTTAGCCAGTTAGTGTGTTTAAAGTTTGTTGAGAACATTCCTGAAACAAGTTGTGTGCCTTTTGCAACAGTGTCAAATTGCTGCGATTTATATCCCCAAAAAGGCCTTTTGTTCTGTGTCATTTGATATTGAACGAATGAAATATCATCGAGCCAAATATTGCCTATATACAGCGCTACCTGGTTGCCAGAATAATATTCATCAAATGTTTCGGTAGCAGCTAATCTACCATCTATGCGTGACATATCCTGGGACACAGGACGCAAGGAACTAAGCCCATTATTGGTTTTGATTGTATATGGTATAGCCACTTGACATCTTCCTGGCGGGTGATATTATTAATTATGAGGTAGAACTAGTGAGGCATAACATGAAATACTTTATATCTTTTATTATAACACTTCTAGTGTCTTTCGTAAGCGCAGATGGCTATATTCACGTTGATTTGCGAGAAGCTGTAGCTAAACCAGCCTATAAATTAGATGGTATTTTCGTAGATTTGGACCAGCTTAATTTGCCTGAAGATCCTTTGCCTAATATGTTGTCAGAGTGTCAGGGTGGTATATCCTATGAAGTTATATACCCTGGTGAAGGACCATTAATGAACGGATTTCGTACTGATAGAGCCACTAATGATTCCGTAGAGTGGTATTATCTGACCCCGATATATAAAAGTGATATTGAGCCATTACGCCGGCAACAAGAGATTCAGGCGCGCATGAGTTATATTTCTTTAGTGTTATGTGCTAGATTTGGTGCTAGATATTTAGTAATGAGACATGGGCCCAAGAGTGGACTATCGGGGTATAATCTAGCGGAGATAGCGGATCTTACTTCATGGTATCGTGCTATGCAGGAAAAGATATATGAACCCGGATATTTTTTCGCATGGAGAGCTATAGAGCGAGACATGACGCCATTTGATAGTTCGTTTCTATTTAAAAATAAGTTTGATTATACGAGACTGGTATCTATAGAAATTATAGCATATAAGAAAAAGTATTCTAAAAGAATACCCTAGGGGCAGGACGCCAGGTAGGTTCAAGCTTATTATAGAATGAGTTAAATGTAAACGAACCGTCAGTCCATCGATTTGATACCGCATTAGTCATCACTTCACTGCCAGGATGCATTAAATCAATCCCTGCCGCCACATAACTATGCGTACTCTCCGTATAAATGTCGTTGATAGACATTACCATGCCTTCATCAACAAATCTAACACCATAGATTGTCATTTTAGAGAGCACGCCCATCTCATTGCTGAATATGATCACGATGTCGATAGGCTGTAATTGATCAGCTAAAACTGATGTTTCAAATCCTTTTTGAGAATCATTGTCTGTCCCAGATTTATCATGGCTTAGTTCATGCAGCGCATGTTTGTTAAGAACCGTGAAGATGCATGTGCCGGCCATAGTTCTTGGACCACGTGTAAACCCGCGTGGGTTAGTGACTCCTACCGCGCGTACCGGGTATACTTCTCTATGGATAGAATAGGTGATAGTAGATAGATTACCAAGAGTGATAGGAGAAGCAGAGGGTCTATTGATTATTGCTTTTATATCGCAGCCTGAAAATGATGTATTGGTGCGAAGGTATGATGATGTGTGATCACGACGTAGGATATTTCCATATCCAACTTGTAATCCATCATTTGCATAATGTGAGTTGGGTTCGACAAGAGTAGTGAAAAGATCCATTATAACTCCGGGAGGGAAGTCGGTGCAGCCCTGGGGCGGGCAGGGCTGCTGTATCCGACTTGGGAGCTAGAGAAGGTTAGGGACGATTGCTTTCTACTAGCTCAGGAATTAGCCGCAAATCTACAGACCCGCCAAGAGCCAGGATATCAATATCCTGATTTCCAGCCGTATAAGGAGCCCACGACTGTACGTAGCGGGCAACGAATGTGACTGCAAGCTCATTGACAATATCATCAACAGAGATACCAGATCCCTCGTTGAGAATTTCTGCACCGAAGACGGTCATTGAAGTAATCTGACCATATTCGTTTGCTCCCGTTAGGGTAATATCAAACGGAGGAATTTGGTCTGCATATACAGGCCGGCTTAAACGTGCGACTACTGACTGGTCAACCCTATCTACGGATTGTGCGGTCAGCCCAGAGCGTACACGAAGAATGTTCTCATCAGACTTTGCTACATAAGAACTCTGCTCCATGATCTGGTGTAATGCATGACGATCAAACATGGTGAATACCATGGATCCTGCAATACCGCGCTTTCCACGGCTGAATGACCGTGGGTCTGCAGACCCCATCGTGTAGACAGGTGCCTTCTCCCTAGTAATGGAGTAGGAAATACCCTGAATTTCTCCAATACGGATATTGTCAAATGTGGCTACAATATCGCATCCAGAGAACGAGGTGTATGTCCTAGTAAAAGGACTGGTTGTTAAATCCGCCATGTTGGCACGACTCCTTTACTTATAGAGCTGACCTGAGGTTAACAACGAGTTTGATTCGTCGTACCTCGAGGGCAGGAACAATTTCGATAGGAATGCTGACAATACCAGCCGCTGCATCGATAGAGCTTTGGACTACATCAAAGACGTAGTTAATAATGGCTCCATCTTTTACAAAGGCTTCGAATTTAGCCTTGATGGCGGACTTCAGTGAGTTAAGCATTTCTGGGGTATTGCCCTCACCGATATAGAGTTCGCCAACATTACGCAAGACCTTAGATAGCGCCATGACAATCCGCATGGTGGATAGGCGATTATAATCAGAGGTTGCTCTCGAAGCAGTGCAACCATCTGTTACTACAATGCCGCGCCGATTTCTGCGGAAGGTGACATAGCGAGCTTCAGTCATAGACTCAAGCTGGCTCTTTGATAGATCATAGAGCAAGCCAGTCACTGAAGGTACTATCTTACCAGTTGGTGCTGATTTAACAGGTAGTCTTGAGACTAGACCGGCGTAGATACATTCGCCAGTACCAGAGTAGCCAGAAGCAAATGCTCCTGCTGGGAATATAGGCTCTGCAGCGACTACTGAAATATACTTACCGATGTCTATTGGGTTAGCTCTACGGTCCAGCGAGATCTCGTTGCTGGCAACAGGGGGTAAGCCATAATACGCAGAGGTGGATACGAAATTACTGCGGAAATAGCCTGGGGCTACTGCCGCGAATGTCGTTCCAGAACCACCCATAGCCCACTCTTCACCTAATAGGCCAGTTCCGTTGCCGTTGATTCTTCCTAATACGTCTTTAGTGGGCTCGGTGCCGATATAATTACGTACCACAGAAAGTGTACCAGAACCACAAGGATGGACCTTAATAACACCCAGGCACTCATTATCTTCAGTAGACATATCAGCTAAGTGGAATGCTAACTGGTACGCGAAGTTTGTTTTACGAGCGCCAACAGTGATTTCATCAAAAGCATCAGCGTCAACAGGGACTATAATATCTGCGGCCGTAGAATTCTCTAGTAAGTCGTATAGATTTTCTAAAGCATCATAGTATGTTGCTACTGTAATTATATAATCTTCGGGTTTTGTGGCATCGCCACCTGGCTTAAGGGTAAAGATATTAGAAGATGCGCCAGTGGTTGGGTTTACATAGGTAGCGGAACCCCATGGTCCAAGACTGACTGCTACAATCTGGTTAGCCTGACCATTACGAGCCTCATATACGCCGCGCGTTAATGAAGACCCATTTTGTGCTAGCCCATAGATAGAATCGGCAGCGTCTGGCTTATTAATCTTGATAGGAACGTTAATATAGTTCGCATCGGCTGTGTTATTCATGGCAGAGAACCAGATAAGAAGAACAACGTCACTAATGACGGTGTTATCTTCTACCATCAGTCCTCCATCTACCAGTTCAGATTCTACAGCTGGCAGAAATTGAGTTAAGCTCATTTAAGTGGCCTCCTAGCGTGAGTACCCTTCCAGGTATGTCGTGTATCCTAAGTTCGTGACCCCTGAATAACTTGGTACTGTTGAACCATCTATTCCCGAGGGAAATACCCCCGAAGCTACACTGTATACGATAGAGCGCGTATAACTATCAAAATCATTTACTGCCGTATAGTCTATACTTATTTCTTTACTAAGGGCGGTGATATCTACGTTTGGTATTAGCCAGTGTTCTTCAGTCTTTAGGTAATACTGAAGAGTTCTTACTGCTATATCATCGCGCCATTTTGGAATTTGTTCATCTATCCCTCGTTCGAGAAACATGAACTTGCCAAATCCCTGCCGCATGATAGATCCGGTCATCCAGACTGTGAATTCTTTAAAAAAGTCTGCCAACCAATCAGCGGCCCGACCATTAGATGCCCAGCAATTAAACCTGATTAAATTATCGTGTGTCCTAGCCATCACGTTATAAGACACATCAGGGTATTGCTGGTCTCTAATCCTTTCTCTAAACTGCCAGTTACGAAGCTTTTCTGCTCCGAATGCCTTGTGCATTCCTTGTGGAGCCTGCAACTGCAAGTCGTAAGTTATCAGTTCACAGAAAGGATTGACGAAATAGTAATCGTCTGGATGCTTTATTTGTTTAATATAACTTGCATCTTTTAATTTCTGGTGTGGATGTCCATGTAATATTGGGATCCACGTATCCCTAGCCTTCTTTTTAATCTTATCTTGGTAATATGCAAAGGCTCGCAACATTACCATCGTGAAATCGCGCAGAGTGCCGTGTCTATCCGCTTTTAGCCTTGGAGTATTCGGATAGCTTTCGCTTGCGATCTCTTCCGGGGTGATACTATTATTTAGATTTTCAGTTCCTAAAAAGAGACTCACCCTAGAGACTCCCTATATATTATAATTGCTTTGGTTCTGTTTTTCTCAAGTAATTTTTTCTACCATTCCTCGCGATCGACTATTACTTGTTTAAATTCCAGACGGCCATTATCGGCCCTATAATTGATGATTTGGATAATTCTGTACTTTTCCAGGAAGTTAGCTGGCGTTAGTGGAACTGTCGGTAGTGCACCCTCCGTGCTTAGGTTAGTCTCAAATATCTTATCTTTTTCATTGATACTAACATCATGCTGGAAATAGAAGGCAAATCCCATATTCTTCGCTATGCCGGGATTGCCATATTCCATTGTACCCATATTTTGACTATAGGCCATGATTGGGGCGCGCCACGCTGTATTGAGAGAGTCAGTATATGTATAGCCTTCCCCTTTGCAGACGGAGCATTTGGGATCTGGCTTACGATATGCCTGACCGACTTCCTCTTCAACGCAGGGGCACACGTTAACCATCCGTCGGATGACAACGTAGTGACCTTCTGGAGGATTACCTGTGTCTCCAAATAAAATTCTTCGTAGACCCTCTCTAAGATCTACATTTTTAGTTAAAGATATATTAGCTGGGGTTCCGAGACTAAATAGTGCTCGTCTAGTCTGGTTTGTAGCGGAGCCCGGCCACATGTCTGTCATTAGATTAGTCCTCTAGTTCTTGCGTCTGCTGCTGGTGAAGTAGCATCATTTTGGCCCCAGACAGCTAGTAAACCAAATACCATTCTGGCTTCACCAGTAATGTATGATTTCCAATAGGCGACAGAACCCTGACGCTTTTTCCCATCTTCAAGTAACTCTATCATGGGACCGAATGTAGAGCGCCAGGCGTCAATTCCACCTTGAGTTATCTTAAGATCCGCTAATGATTTGCTAGCTCCTGGACCGCCACCTACTAGTATCCCATCAATTTCACCAAGGAACTTAGCTTTTAGAATATCAAGCATGGTCTTGGCAAGGACATATTCTTTTACGTGTAGTGGAGCTCCAGTAACTGGGTCTACCGTGAAAGAGGGTCTTACGACGGTCAATTCTGAAACTTTGATATCATCGCTTTCGAATGGCTGTATTAGAGTCTTATAATCATTAGAATACCAATTAGCTAGCAGTGAATTAACATGGATAAGCCGATTGATTGTATCGTCGGCAATATCGTTTACCATTTCACCTAGAGCTAAGCGAACCCTATTTGCACCAATATACATTGGACTAAACTGTGTAGTAAAATAGTAGATGTAATCTGTGCCAAGTGTAGTTCTATCCGTGGCAGTAACAGTAGAGGGAATTCTAATTTCAATTTCTCTATTGAAGCCAAGACCGCTTGCATGATCCATCCGGAGAGTTGCTTGCCAGAGCAAAACGTCCCAATATCCAGAAGAGACTAAATCAATGGTTGGGACATAAGGATCCCAATCTACATCTCTCATGGTAACTGTAATGCCATCACCTTCACAGACACCAGAAGCTTCGGGGTCTATAGAGGTAATATCTATCGGTTTATTAAAACAGATGCGGATAGTGGGATTGCCGGCCGCATCAAGATATACTCCTGATGGGTCTATATTCGTTTCTCTATGATCAGGACGTACGCTTAAAAGGGATAGTGGTGTATCGTATGTTATTCCGCTGGGGTAAGTAATACCAACTGAATCAGGATTAACAATACCACTAGGAACAATTGCAAACCGGCCATCATTGGTAATAAAGTAAAACGAGTAATTAGCGCGAAGAGGTACCGGGCCATAAACATCCTCCCGAGTACAAAGTATCCCATCTGTCGTGCTATTTCCAATTAGAACTACATTGTATTGGCTACGTGTAAGAAGTGGAGAGCTTGGAGTAAAGGTGGCAGTGTATGTAGTGTCATTATAGGTATAGGTGCCCTCTAAAGGAAGTAGATCTTGAGCATATACAACAAAAGTTCTAGCGTTAATGCTAGAAGTTCGCATGCTTTCATCAAATACAACTGAAATAGTTGAGCCTATGTAGACTTCTATCTCACCTGCATAAGGAGATGTAGAAACTACTTCAGCCATGCGATCCCCCTAAAAAAAAGACAGGGGCCGGCCGATGGGTTTTAGCCACCGGCCAGCATCCCTGCCATGATTATAAGCCTACCGTGGCTTAGACGTTACGAGTGGCCTCACTCAGGCTGGACACCGTGTTCACATTTTCGTAAACATAGGTGGGCTTGAGAACCACGTTGCGGGCAACTACTACGGCTTTACCCTGGTTTAAGAGGGCAAGACCATAACGCTCGCGAATTTTCGTATTACGGATATCACGGTAAGGGTCGTTAAAGTCCTCCGTGCTAATCGACTCTTTCTCTACCAAAGCACCTACTTCTGCTGAGTCAATTGCGTAGATGTCAGTGAGAGGAGCAAGCGCTAACGAATCAGCATCAGTCACGTTTGTGACTGCACCAGGGACTGCACCAGCCATGGTACGTACAGCAGAACCCTTAGGGGTATAGCGTACGTATGGGCTAATGAGAACCTTGAGCGGCCAGGGGAATAACCCTGCTGGCATGTTCGTAGCAGTATTGGTCAACATGGGGGCCATAGTCTGATAACCAAGGTTAGGAGACTTGTCCCAGCCAGTTTGGCCAGGAGCGCCAGATACCGACCCGCCCACTAAGGAACGAGACTGCATCCAAGCTAACTCGCGAAGAATAGGATCCTTTGCAAAGATGATCCAAGATAATGGATGCATTAACAGGGTGTCAGTGTTGAAGCCTGAGTTCATCATATAGGCGACTAATTCAAAGATGTCGTCCATATGCAAGCCACCATTGACGGCTCCATTAATGCCGCGACCTGTAGTTGCGCCAACTACAGCAGCAGAAGTTTCGAGGTTGTCGAAAATCTTGTTGCCCATAGTAGCAAACAGGTTAGAGCATTTTACTTCCTTGTGACGGGCAAGAGCACGACCAGCAGCCCGCAAATTCATGGCTACGAGATCCCACCGGGACTCATTGATCATTTCCTCGGTGATTGCAACGCGAAGACCGACTTTCGTGGTCTTAACGTTGAGTACAGTTCCACCGTCGAGATCAATGCTTTTCTCAGGGTACTCGCCACCTTCTGGAATATCAGCGGCTTCCATTGCGCCAGCCGATGGGAACTCAATGCTTGTCCCCGAATCCAGACGAATCTTCTGGAACATCGGAGTAATTACAAGCCTGGGTTCGATGGCTTCCTTGATGATCGTGGAGATCGTCTTAGACATGGCGATGGTAGCATCGGCAGTTGTCAGAAGGTCTTTTAATGTAACCTTCTTATCCTTTTCGATGTGACCATTCCGCGCGAATGCCTTTAGGATGTCCGCGATACGGTTCTTCAATTCATTGGCCATTTATATCCTCCTAAGATATATCGTGCGGTTATATTTAGAACGTTAGACGGATGCGAACCATGCGGGTTGCGCCAACATTAGCAAGAGCATTGGGCATACCACCTGTTTCAGTACCTGCAACCGCGCTCATAGGATACGTCTGCACGTATTGCAAGTAATCCTTAGGAAAGTCTGTATCGACCAGAATGACCTTTCCAACCACGTAGGCCAATTCATCTGGGCTAGGGTAGGAAGCATTTGCTGTATCGAACTGTACAAACTTACCATTGCCATCCGGCATCACCAAGTCACCCACAGTGAGGTTTTTGGCATTGGTGGGACCATATGCGAGTCCACCAACCTTGGCTTTTACCAGAGCGGCAGCTGCATCTTCCGATGTTGGCTCACCGAGGTCCTCGAACGTGAAGTAAGGGACATCGATAACACCTTCGCAAAGCATGCCACTGATCTCTGTTTGCTGACGGTAGTTCAAATATTTGCCAGCGATATTTTGATAAATATCATACATAGCAACACCGATAGGTTTGCGTGCAGTCCGAGTATAAGTCTCGCCTGCAGTGGCTAACGTACCTGCCGAATTCTTAACGCCAGCATTTACGTCCATCGTGGTGTATGTGTCAGTTACGTTGGAGGTGCCAGTAGCGGGAATAAGATACCCGTTAGAGTCACACGCCAAGATAGTACCTTTTGGAATAACGATAAAATCGTCAGTCCCCTGGTCCATAAAGGACACAGGCAGATACGACGCTACCTGCCATGCTCCTGCGGGACGAACAGAGGTGCTGACCTCTAGGTTCGGCCGAGTGCGGGAAACATGGGGGTACGTACGTACTGGGATTTGCTGAGAAGTGCCGACTGTTTCAGCCATTAGTAAATCCTCCTAAGAAATAACTTACTTAAAAAACAAAATACTAAATACTACTACTTTTATTCGCTGACATCAGGCAGAATACGCCCGCGCAGTATTTCACCAATCATATCTTCATCCGACAAGCTATTTAAATACTTGTCGATTTGGTCGTCAATATTTACTTCTGGTATGGACTCTTCATTCTCGTCACCAGTAGCGTCTTTGATAGACGGAAGCTTACTAGAGACTTCACGCTGTTTAGCTACTGTATCTTGCACGAGCGTTTCAATTTCCGCATCGGCTTTGGCTAGATTATCGGTAATAAACTTCTCTCGCTCTTCAGAAGTAGTAGTGTTTAGTTTACCGGCATTAGCCATATCAAATGCGTGGTTAAGTTTCTCGCGCTTGACATCTAGCTGCATAGCAATCAGCTGGTCTGTTAGTTTAGTGGACTGTGTGGTGGCATCTGCTAGACCAGTTTTAGCATTTTCTAGTTCTTTCTTTAATGCTTCTACCGCAGCCTTAAGTTCATCTACTTCTTTCTTTGTAGCATCAGCTGGTGCAGCTTCTACTGGCTTCTCTTCTACTGCAGGAGTTTCTATAGTGGCTGGTACTTCTGCGGCAGGTGCCTCAGGAGCTTCTGGAGCTGGAGTGGCAGGTGCTTCAGCTACTGGTGCGGGAGCGGGAGTCTCAATTGTGGACTCGTCCTTTACCGGAGCAGGTACCACCGGCTTCTCTTCTGCTGGTTTACTCATAGCGAAAATCCTTTTGCCATAGATTGACTCAAGCTTATCAAGCACATGTGAGTCGCTTAGATTGACTACCTGCCGGCTCTCTAGATTAACTGCATACATTTTGAAAAGACGGCTAAGGCTTTTATCAACAACGGCTTCCGTATCAATGGTGCAATCTTTGACTTGATAAATCTCAAGCACCTTGTCTTTTGCTGTAGCAGATACCTCTGGGTTTACAATCATTGCAAATGGATCTGCCGGCGTATTGACAAAAGACAGTTCATCCCAGATGAAATTTCCTGCAATAAAGTAGGCAAGCGCCATATCATCTGTATCTTCAATTTGGTATTCATTTCCAAATCGGTGTTCACATCTTCCATCTGTTAACCAGTCTTGACCACAAATGGAACACTTTAATTCATCTGTTTCCCCTGATACAGAAACAGTAGCAAATCTGCCATCGAGTACTCCAGCTACAGTTTCTGGATCAGATACATCTAAAAGATTTTGCAGATAACCTAAACCACGATATGTAAATCCATCGTGGAACACAGAGCGCTTCACATCTTTTGGTGCCAAGGCTGGGGTAATATCTTTATATACAGACCCCATAACTCTACCACGTGGCTTATCGTATTCGTCGTGGTTATAAAGCACGGGTCGCTTATATGGTTCTGTCCAGTGCTTAGCTGAGGCCTTAATTCTTTCTGGTAAGTAGTAACCCCAATTCCGGTTTACCATTCCAGCATGGGTAACGATAGCTTCTGACAGTAGAGAAACGCGCTCGGCACTCTTAGACGAGTCGGCTATCATATTGGTCAGCCGCTCACGTACCTTATCCTGACTCTCAATTTGAGCCTCAGGAATAGAGAACGAATCAAAAATGCGTGCGTGTTTCTTCACTTAAACTTTCTCCGGTGCTGGCCCCAAGGTACAAGAGCAGTTCCCATGGTAACCAGGGATGGTATCTATATCGATCAAGTGAGTGTCGAGAATTCTGCCATGGTGTTGCTTGCAGATCTTACAGTCACCATTGGCTATAACCGCTACCTTTTCTGTTCCTGCTGCGCGGGCCGCAACTATATGCCCGTAATGTTTTGCTTTTGATAAACCAACACTGTTTGTATCAGTAATATGATGCCTTTTAATATCAAACAGCGCGGCGACAGAGGCTACAAGACCCATGCTTTGGGTAGATTGTCTCTCTAGTAGATTAATAACATCTTTTCTTATATTTGTCATAGTTTTCTGTATTAGCTTGTCATGCACGGGTATGATTTCGGTTTTTACAATATCGGCAAGGTGTTGTACTGAGTCTCTAAGCCCACCTTGGCGTAAACCACTATAAAAAGCTTGCTCGATATAGGGCTCGCTATCTGTTTTCATTTGGCTTTCAGCTACCCCAATAACTGTTTGAATCCCTAATAAATCTTGGGGATTTAGACATCTTATCTGCTCTACTGCTTGTTTTACAATAGCCAGTGTATCTGCTTGAGCGGCATGGAAGGCAGACAGGGTTTGGGCATCAAGCATTGAGGGCTTGTATTCATCGTGAACAATAGCACTATTGCGTTTAGGGCTTCCCTGTTCACCGTGCTGGTTTTTGGGTTGGTCTGCATTTTTAGTTGTATTAGCTGCGGCCTTCTTAAGCTCTTGTTCCATCTCCATAGCGGGTAGATCATATAGAGCCCAGTGCAACCCATCCCTTTCTGGGCCGGTAGGCGGGATAATATCTCGCTCAAGACCGTTACGCATTTCATTTTCTGTAATACCGTTGCCGTTAAAAAGATTTAGGTAATGATTTTCTTTTTTAATTTTTGCGTCAAAGTCTACTTCAGCAAATTTTAATTCCACCTCAGGTATTTTACCAAAGTTGTATATATCATAGCCGCCTTCAGCTAGCAACTCTGGTATTAGTTGTTCATTGAAAAAGATTCTCAGGACACGCTGAAAGAATTTTGCTCTATCAATCAAAGCTCTATTAATAACCTCAGCAGTTGCCCTGTTGGCTCCATTTCCCATTCCAAAGGAAACTTCACCTAAGCCCGTTCCAATAAGAACCCTGCGCATAAAGTGTTCAAGATATTTTGATACATCAAGTGCTTCGCCTTCAGCACCTATTACCGTTACCTTGTGTCTCTCTGGTGTAACAAATGCACCTGCGGGTGGCATTTCTTGAATTTTTTGTTTTATAAATTCGATCTCTTCGGGCCGGGCCGGAGAATCTTCTAAGCCAACTACGTATTGGTAAAGAGGGAAGATGTGTTTATGTACTAATAGTTCAACATTTTGTTCGACATGTCGCAGAGACCTAATATCCTGTAAAACAGGCCAAAAAGATGGTGTGCCTTGCGTGTAGCGCCCGCGCTTATATGCATAAATATGCAGTATATCTTTAGGTTTAATTTTTTGTGGTTTTTGATTACTAGTACTACCAGCTATAGTGACTGTTTCTTTTAGTTCATAGTAGTCGATAAGCCCCCGCTTGTTTTTATGGGGCACAACAGAGGAAGGGTCTGTTCTAATTAAAGCAGCTATTGGTTCCCTGTCTTCATCGTCATTATCATTCCAGGGTTTGCCACTCGAAGAGTCCTGGTCTCTAACTTTTATAAAGTATGCATTGGAGTAAAGCATGGCATCCCACGCAGCAGCTTCAAGCAATACTTCTGTTGGAGTATTAGTAACTACCGAGAACTCATAAAACCGTCTACGAGTATACTCGAGGGCTTTGGGGTCACTAGAGGCGAATCCAAATCCACCGTTAAACATGCACTCAGTGATTTTACTGAGTGTTTGGAAGACAATACTTTCGCGGTCTACATATGGATCTAGTGAGGCGAGATCGTAGTCTAGCTCTTGGCTAGCTATGGTGCGACTAGCGGGAGCATTAGTGACGGGGATAAAAACAATACTCGGAAGCTGGCTACTTTTAGATCCAGAAGATGAAGGAGCATCCGTAACCTTCTTTTTACCAAACGAAAGTAGATTAGAAAAGATACCCATTATCTGTGTTCCTGTAATCTAGAGATCCAATTCATTACCATTTCCAAATCTTGTTGCGGAACTTTTTGCAAGCAGTCATCAAAGATAACTCGGTGGCTGGACTCTGTGTCTCCCCCTGGAGGGGTAGTACCGGGAAGTCCGGTTGGACTTAGCCCACCAAAATCCGGGTCACCTTGATAACTATCCCATAGATCAAGAATTTCCTGATCAGTGGGTGTTGCCGTCTGCTTACAAAGTTCACCTCTAGACTTAGCCTGCAGGATTATATCGATAAGCCGGATCAAGCGTTTAATATACTTACTTTGTGTGAGTGCCCCTATATAGAGGCGAGTATATTCATTTTGCTGATTTAGACTGTTTCGAAAATCCAAAACTAGGTCTAGAATGGCATTTTCTAGTTCATTAATAAATTGTAACAATGTTTGGACAAACAATTCGTACGAAATGCACTTACTGGCCCCTGAAATGCGGTCGTCTAGGCTTGATGGCACCCTGCCAAGTAAATACTTTTTAATCTCGTTATTAACTATATTAATGGCAGCATATGCGGTTTTAAATATTTCTAGTAGCACACCCCTCATAATAGTGACCAGTATGTTATTTAGCATAGTGCCCAGGGTAGTGATATAAATGGCGTGTCTATTTAAAGATAGCTTTAATATGAGCTTGGCAGCCTTTAACATCTTAATCTGATATGAGCCTAGAAGTCTAAAAATACAGCAGAATAGGTTATCTCCGAACTGTCTAGTAAGTAGAGCCTCCATATCATAGATGGATGTTTCTGTAAAGTCTTTTTGTAGTGTGAATAAGTCATAAAGATCTTTGGGCATTTGATAGGCTGTAGTCGCTGTTTGCGATACTGACTCTAGGACATTGACTCCTGTGTTCTGAACATCTACAGCGAATGTCCTTAATATGGATTCTCCTTGTTCGTGGTTACGTCTTAAGGCATAGTATTTGGAGTAAAGCATGGCTGATTCTGGCCAATAAGAGGCATCAGATCTTGCTGCAGACTCTTCGATGTGAGCCACAAAGATTTGTGAGTCCATTCTTTCTACGTCTTGTGTGAGATTAAGATTGTATTGTTTAGTCCATCTAGAGATTAGTTCTTTAGCCCATGTGATGGCTTTAATTTTGAAGTCACTAACAAATTTAATAGTAGGTAGACCAGGTACGGAACCAGCTACAGAATTCCATTTATTTTCTAGCCATTGGAATGGTGCAAAAGCTACTGCAATAATTCCACTAACTATCCATTTTAATATAGCTAAGAACAGCATAAGTAGTAATTTAATTTTACCCGGGTTTTGATTAAAGTCTGGAGTAGCTGCTCCATTTTCATCAACCTCGGGAGTCATATCGAAATCACCAGTAGTTGAGGCGTCGTTAACTCTAGTCTGATTAGCTATATCTTCTGCAAAGGTAGAATTCCAATCTATCTCTGGATGTTGTTGTGCTAAAGCTACCATGCGCTTATAAAAAGCCCAGCATGACTCTTCTGGTCTTTTGTGTTTTAGATAACGCTCGGCAATAACTGCCGGCAGATTTCTACATAGATTCATCTGTTCGCCCTGGGCATCCAGAATAGTCACAAGATGGTCTAAGCGCTGTGTGGTTTTTCCCCACTCATCTAGTAGGGTTGCAACATCTTTCTTGGGTACCGTTCTAGAGAGGGGTAGCGGTTCTGGATTAGGAGCAGTAGGCGCTAATAGATCTGCACCCTGTGTAATTTTTCTTGGCTGGAATTCCGGTATATGACTTTGGTATATATTATTTGCCATTAAATGTTCCTGCTTTCAACTCTACCAGTCCATCCCTTGCTATGTTCTGAACTTTTACCCGTACCCCATATTGGGGCAGGAGCAAACTTTTCTCCATTAGCAAGTTTGTTTATATCTCTGATAGGTACTGGAATTAGACCCTGTGCGTGAGCAACAATCTCTTCTTGACTTGGCTCTGGTGCCACACCTATAGTGCGCCAGTTTTCAGCGAATTCTAGGCCGAGTGTAAATTTAGGTTTTCCTAGATCAGTAAATTCCATAGTAAATGCTAGGAGCGCTAACATGAACGCATCTAGTGCGTGATCATAGCCAGCGGAATATACTGGTTGTCCGAGTCGAGTTTGCTTCTCAACGGTATACGCTCGGATTTGGTCTTCAAGTAAAGAATCTGCCGGGTTCAATACAACCATGTCCCGCTCAAATTTTTCTACGGCATTATTAACTAGAAATGGTTTCATTGGTCGTTTGTTTACGGTACGATTTACTGGATCGTGCACTTCTATGGAAGACCCGAAATCAATAGCCTTAAGTTTTTCTAATATATTGTCTTCTGGATGGTCTAATCCATAGCGCCTGAGT